TCTCAATTTAAATTATACAAATGATACTGCAAATGATGTTCAGTTGAAATCAAGAATTGTTGGATTTGGAACAACATCAGTAGGCACAGGAATTCACAGATTTGTAACACCATCTCAACCAGAGGGTGCGGAAAGAAGTGCAGTAATTAGATCTGCGTATGAAACTACAGTTTCTGCTGCCGCAACGACAGTTATCAGTTTTGATAGGAATTTGTTTAATTCTGTTAAATCAGTGGTCGAAGTAAGTATGGGTTCGACAAAGGCAGTTCATAATGTATTGGCTTTACAGGATAGTTCTTTTGACACATATGTTCAACAATCATCTTTCCTTTCTGCTGGAGGAATAGGTGTAACCGATGGAAGAAGCGGCATGGGAACATTCGGTGTAGAATACTCCGGAGAAAACTTTATATTGAAGTTCTATCCTGATGCAGCAATGACATCAAATCTGCAGGTTTCATCTCTCAATGAAATTCTATACACGGAAATAGACGCATTTAATACTGCCCCAGAACTTCAATATGGGGATAATATTCAATCACTTGAAATTAAACTTTATAATGCAAAAAATGGTAATAGAATTAATAAAACTGATTTTATTGCAAGAAGCAACAAAATACCAATTTTTGGAAAATCTTTTGATCCTACTGATTCTACTCAATTGAATCTCTCTACAGGAACATTTACCATACAAAATCACTTCTTTAAAACCGGTGAAGAGTTATCATATACTCCAAAATCAACTTTTGTTGGAGTTGGATCAACTGCAATTACATATGGAAGTGGCACCCCATTACCTTCACTTGTATATGCTATTAGAGATAATGATGATGAATTTAAACTTGCAACAACTAGATCAAACGCAGAAGCGGGTGTAAATGTATCGTTTGCATCTTCTGGTGAAGGAAATGCTCACGAACTATCAATGTTGTTGGGTAATGAAAAAACTTTAATAACATTGAATGGAATTGGACAATATCCTGTTAAATTTACTTCCATTGCACATACACTATCTGGAAATGCTGGTGGACAAATTGGAACAGCATCTACAATATTTGCTTTGAGCGGAATTTCTACAATATCCCCAACAGATCTTCTAAAAGTTAATGATGAATTTATGAAGATTGAAAATATTGGTTTTGGAACTATTGCAGTTGGTCCAATAACAGGAATTGGACAATCAACGTTGGTTCAAGTTCAGAGAGGTGTAGTTGGATCAATATCAACTTCCCATCTAGATGGAAGTGAAGTTAGAATTTTCAGAGGTTCTTATAATATTGTTGGTCCCAAAATACATTTTGTAACTCCCCCACGAGGAAATTCTCAAGTTGAAAGAGATGAAAGAAACTTAGAACCAGAAACTACAGATTTTAGTGGAAGAGTATTTTTAAGAAATAATTATGATACTAATCAAGTATATGACGATATTTCCAATCAATTCACTGGAATTGGTGCAACATTTACATTAACTGTTGGTGGTGCAAATACTACAGGAATCGGTAGCACTGGGGGTAATGGTGTTCTGTTTATTAATGGAATATTCCAAACCCCCTCGACGATTAATAATCCAAGTAACAATTTTGTCCTTGATGATGTTAGTAGTGCAGGAATAACTAGTATTGTTTTCAGCGGAATAACCTCTACAGATGGATCTCGCCAAATATCAAATATTGATATTAACCAAAATCAACTTCCGAGGGGAGGAGTAATCGTTTCTCTAGGTTCCTCTGGTGGACTAGGGTATGCACCTTTAGTTGGTGCTGCTGTTAGTGCTGTAGTTGGTGCAGGTGGTTCCATAGCAGGATTTACTACGGCATTGACTGGAGGAACTTTTGGATCTGGATATAATGGATTAGTGTCTATCGGAGTTAGTGTTCATGAAGACGGACACACTGGTGCTGCTGCAGTGGTATCAGCAACTGCTCTGGTTGGTGCTGGTGGAAGTTTGGCACTCAATGTGGTTGGAAATGGTGGATCAGGATATTCCAATCCCAAAATAATGATTTCAGAACCAACCTATGAAAATCTAGAAATAGAAGGAGTTTCAAGATTAGGATTTGGTAATACCACTTTAAGTGGTTCGGGATTATTAGTTGATATTGGAGTTAGTGCTGCAACTACCACAGGAATAGGATCGGACACTTTTGAAGTAAATAATTTTGTTATTGCAAGAAATGGGCATGGATTTAGAAAAGGAGATGTTATTAGACCAGTTGGTTTAGTTACACACAGCACTCTATCTTCAGTGGTTTCTGAACTATTGTTTACGGTTGAACAAGTATTTGATGACTCTTTTGCTTGTTGGCAGTTTGGAGAACTTGATTTTATTGATTCAATTGCACCTTTCCAAGATGGACAAAGAACTAGATTCCCATTATTCTATAATGAAGAACTCTTAAGTTTTGAAAAAGAAGAAGGAAGTAGAGTAGATCTTACCAATGCATTATTAATAGTTATTAATGGAATCATTCAAGATCCTGGAGTAGCGTATTTATTTGAAGGTGGAACATCGTTTAATTTTACCACTCCTCCTCAAATTCAAGATAGAGTTGATATTTTCTTCTATAGAGGAACTAGAAATAGTGATGATCAACTAATTACAAGTACAAATCAAACAATTAAGAGGGGTGACGATGTAAGAGTTTACAAAAATAATGCAATTGATGGAACCATAACTCAAGATAGTAGAAAGGTATTTGATTTATCATTCTCTGATAAGTTCGAAACAAATCTATATGGTGGAGTTGGAATAGATCAAACAAACTTTAAACCAATGTCTTGGACAAAGCAAAAAGTTGATACTATCATTAATGGTGAAATTGTTCAAAAAGATAGAGACTCTATTGAAGCACTAGTTTTTCCGACAGCAAAGATTATTAATACTATTGAAACCACTGATAGCGAAATATTTGTAGAGGATGCAGATTTATTTGACTATAATTCTGAAACAGAATTATCTGGTTTAATTATTTCTGGTTCTCCAGATCCAGTATCAGCTGCTGCAACAGCAGTAGTTTCTGCTGCTGGAACAATTTCATCATACATCATCTCTGGTGGCAGTGGATATACTACAGTGCCTACAGTTTCTGTTCTTGCTCCACCACAAATTGGAGTAGGAGTCGGAACCACTGCCACTGCAACCGCTACAATATCTAATGGATCTGTAACTGCCATTAATGTTAATAATCCAGGATTAGGATATACAATTGCTCCGAACGTAATTATTTCTCTTCCAAATCCAACTATAGAGTCAGTGGGCAGTATTAATATAATTCAAGGTTTCTCTGGAATTGTTACTGGAATTACCACCGTTAATGCACAAGGAATTGGAACTTTGGCAATCCAATTTAATTTACACAGATTTGATGCAACAAACTATAATGATCTGAATGTTGGATATCCAATTTATATTTTTGATACTCAAGTTGGAAGTGGTGTAACTTCAGTTGCAAATAATGATTTATCCATTGTTGGTGTTGGCACAACATTTATTGACAATATATATTTCATTCAAGAACTTTCCAACGTTGGTTCTGCTGGTTCAATTATTTGTTACGTAGACTCTGGAACATCAATAGTTGGTGTTGCAACTACATCAAACTCAAGTAATCCTGTGGGCAGATTCTCTTGGGGAAGACTTGCCGGTATTTCTAGAGCATCTTCTCCAGTTTCCATAGCAGTTACTGGAAACGTTGTTGATGTTGGATTGACTACTTTCCCAACTATTCAAAGAAGAGGTGTTGGTCTAAGAGATAGTGGTGCTCTCCCTAAAAGATTATAATAAAATTTTTCAACCCTTATAAATATCTAAAAAACTATTAATATGGCTGCGGTAGTAACAGATCAATTTAGAATATCAAATGCAAATAATTTTGTAGACTCGGTGTCCAACACGAGTAACTCTTACTATGTTTTTCTGGGATTACCAAACCCGTCCAATCCAGTTTCTGGTTTTGGTAGAACTACTTCGGACAGTGAATGGAATACAAACACTCCAGTACCTATAGATAATATACAATTTAATTCTCATTTTAGGGATACTGCCCTATTTGGAAAAAAGGTGACAACTTCCAATGTTAGAAGATTAATAAGAAAAGTTTCTTGGTCTACTAATACTCGTTATGATATGTATAGGCATGATTATAGTATTATAAATCCTGCTCCAAACTCAAATTTAAGTAGATTATATGATTCTAATTACTATGTAATCAATAGTGATTTTAGAGTTTATATTTGTATTGATAATGGATCATCAGGAACAAATTTGACTGGAAACGTATCTAAGGACGAACCAACTTTTACGGATCTAGAACCAACAGCAGCTGGAGTTAGTGGAGACGGATATGTTTGGAAATATTTATTTTCAGTTTCTCCAAGTGATATCATAAAATTTGATTCTACTGAATATGTTGTTGTTCCTAATGACTGGGCAACTTCAACTGATAGTCAAATTCTAAGTGTTAGGGAAGCTGGAGACTCCGATATAAACTTAAATCAAATTAAAAAAATATATATTGAAAATGGTGGATCCAACTACAGTTCGGGCGTAGTAAATGTTAATGGAGATGGAACAGGAGCTAAAGTATCAATTGAAGTAGATTCATCAGGAACTATAACTTCCGCTGTTATGACTGCTGGTGGAAGTGGATATACTTATGGTATTGTTGATCTCGGTTCACTTCAACCATCAGGAAGTTTATCAGATCCTGCAAAATTGATTCCCATTATCCCGCCATCTAAGGGTCATGGATATGACATTTATACTGAATTAGGAACTGATAAAGTACTTGTCTATGCCAGATTTGATGATTCTACGAGAGATTTTCCAATTGATACAAAATTTACTCAAGTAGGAATTGTAAAAAATCCACAACAATTTTCATCCACTGCGATTTATACTGCCGGTAGTTATTCATCTCTATTTGCAGTAAAACTAAATTCGGTAAGTTCCACTCCAGTTGTTGGTGCTGCAATTTCACAATCGGTTTCTGAAGGTGCTGCTAAAGGATATGTTGCGTCATATGATTCAGAAACTAGAGTTTTAAAATATTTTCAAGATAGATCTTTATACTTTGGAAATTCTAAAGATCAAACTGATGTCAATAATGTTAGTTCGACAAGTAAGTTGTTGTCATTTGAGTCATCATCTTCAAATATTTCTCCGTTTACTGGATCTATTGATACAGGATTCTCGGGAATTAAAACCACAATAAATTCTAAAGAAATTGATTTGGGAGTCACTTTTACAGATGGACTTGCAAATCCAGAGATAAATAAAAAGACAGGGGAAATTATTTACATTGATAATAGACCTCTCATACAAAGAGACTCTCGCCAAAAAGAAGACGTTAAAATCATTCTGGAATTCTAAAGAAAATGTCACAAAAAACAAATTTAAATATTAATCCATATTATGATGATTATAATTCTGAAAAGAATTTTTATA